CGTAATTTGGAAATACATAAGTATTACCATTTACATTTGCATTTATTGGTGGTTGTTCTAATTGAACATTCATATAGTCCTCACTAAACTGCTCAGGGTATCTTTCAACCATTGGCATCGGCAATATCAACCGCTTGAAAACATCAGTATCGAAAAAGACTGATTCAATAGTATAGCCTATCAAATCAAAAGCTTTGTCAATAATAGAACGGATAAAAAGAAAAGGGGTAAATTCATCAATACCAACTTCACCAGGTACATTCCACTCCTTCCACTTTATCAAAGTAAAACCATGATAATCGCCATTATCATATGTTGCTGTCCATCCCGAAAGAACGGCAGCAGTATCATAGATGACATCAGCAAAAGCAAGGTCACGCAAAAAAACATCTTTTAGTCTTATAGTCCAATCTGCATTGTTGCCGTACAAATCAACTTTGTATGTGCGAGCTTTGAAACGGTACCTATCAGACATCAATACACCGCTTTGCAGTTCACATTGACCAGCCAAAATATTTATTCCGCCATCCTCAAAAACAAAAGGTTTTAGTATCGCTGCCGTTTGAGTATTATCTGTGCCTGCTGCATACCAATCTTCAAACAGTGCGTCATTGGTGCCAGTGCTTGGCAGGTCAACGGACCGCTTTGAATAGGCACCCGATACAAAACCCTCATCACTCACTTCGTAAACAAGGGAATAGGTTAAACCGCTTTCGGGCAAATCCACAACCGTTGTACCTATTGTTAATCTACGATACATATTTAATATAAATATTTGAATCCTTTGTATAAATTTTAAGAACATCTAAAGATAAGTCGAAGTCACCGTTCAACTTTTCAGAATTACCAAAAACAAATTTGGTTTCAAGTGTTTCCGGTACGTACAAATAACCAATCAGAATAGATCCGTTTATCTCATAAGTTACATCAATATGTTTGTAGCCTGTAAATACAGTAACATCACCAAAAGTTATCGTTTCGGGGAATTGCATAGTAAAAACATTAGCGTAAAATACTGCACTATCTGCCGGATAGACTGTATTGGCAAGCGTGCTATATCCTGCATAATCTAAAATCATATTCTGTGAGTAATGATATCTTGTGAAAAATTAAGAACAAAATCTACTTCAAACAATCCTACTTTCTTCTTTTCAATAATGTCAGTATCAGAAATCCAACAGCGCCAGTACTGTGAGCTGTCATCAGGATTAACAAGGTAAACCTCAACAGAATAAAACAATTCCTTCAACCAAATCATTTCAGAATTTGTCATCAGCTTGGTGCACTTATATGCTTTTGATGCCTGAATGTTTGTTCTCGCTCGGCCATAATCGTCTTGGCTGTGCGGCCATGCAAGTGGCTTTTGAAATAATTCAGATGTTACCCCAATGCCCAATTCCTGATAAGGGAAATCATAATTATCAACACCGCCCAAAGCATTTGTCCAGTATAGTCTTAACTTCTTGCCACACTGCTCTTCAAAGGTATAAGTAAATAGTTCAGAATTAGCAACAAAGGAAATGCCGCCGAGAAACAAAATACCTAAACCACCCTGAATAGTATAATAAGCGGCTCCTGCCCAATCAGGGGGAACACTGCCAAAATATTCAGCCAATGGTATTGCATCAAGCTGTATCTTTCCAACACCAAAAGTATTCATTTCAAATGGTGCAAGGTAAAGCGTGCGAGGGTAAGTTCTGCTAAGTTCAAGACCAGAACTATCATAGGTCACAACTTCTAAAAAATTCCATTGGCCCAAAAATGATAAAAACAGATTTTCAGTAGTGCTTATTGATCTGCTCTTTGGACTATTGGTTAAGAATCTTTTCAATGGCGTAACGTATGGCACTCCCAAAAATTCATCAAGGCTCATGTCCTCACCGTTCTGTCTTGTGGTGATGCAGGCATATTGGGTACCCGAATAGTCAATTAGCGGATATGTTAGAATTTTTCCGTCAATACTGCTTCTATATTCGTAATTAAATGTAACAGTAAATTCTACAAAGCTATCAGTATTCTCAACCCGGGTATCTGCATTCAAATCTCCAAAGGTTGAGCGCCTTGAGCGTTTGGTTAAATATCTTTGCAGGTACTGCTGAACATCTACATAAAAGAAGTATTCAAGAAACCCAGGAGTAAGAGAAGCAACAACAGTATAAGGTGCAACCCTACCATAAATAACTTGGCTGCCAATAGTAATTTCAAAAAAGCAGAAAACTATTGGATTTGCAGCATCTGATGTGTGCATTACCTGCCACACGATAGGCCTGTATGCAGTTGTTGGATTGTATGTAGGTGATGATATTAAGGCCATTACGGATATAGTTCGTTGTATCTGTTTACATAATAAGTATCAAAGTCCTGAGCACTGGCAAATGTTTCTTGGCAAATGTTGGCCATCACTTCTTTCTTAGCTTGGTTTGCTGCGTTGTAGGCAGTGTTTAAACTTGCCGGAATGATAAAGGCTACATAAGCAGAAACAGCCAAAGCTTTGCCTATCTGCGTGCCGCCTTGTGCGTCAATTGCAGCTTGATACTCAATGCGTAATAGTTCAGCATCAGCACTGCTAAATAATAACAAATTAAAAGTTTTCTCTGTCATGGTCTTATGTTTTCTATGATTGCGTTTATTTGTGCTTCAAAAATTGCTTGCGCCCAATCTTCGGCAAAGCGTTCAATGTCTGCATCCGTTGCATCAATTGTTTTTTGTATAAATTTTGTAGGCCCTGCAACAGGCATACCCACCTTCTTATGTTTTTTGGCGATGGCAAAAGCAATGCCTAAACTTTTTCTGTTGTCAGTAATGCCAAGCTTCAACTGTGCAAATCTTTGTAAGCCTTCAATGTACTTACTCCGACCGCCTCGCCCTGATGGGTCAGTAAAGGGTATTTTTTCGGGAGGAACACCTTGGTCTAATGCTATGCCGTAATCGTTAAGCCAAATTTCTATCTTCCTTCCTGTAATGGTACTTAATATTCTACTTTCAACACTTTCTTCCAGGCTACCAGTCATCACGTGATTGGCAATTCTTATCTGCTGTTGCATTTCCTGCACTAACAAGGCCGCTAAGTTTTCTAAAAGTATGTTTGCGCTTTCCATTATTGTTGGTCACTACAAATATAAAGTTTTGTTGAATAGTCATCTGTAAGCGTTGGCTTTGCTATCGGGATATTAAGTGTATAGTAAATTTTACGAACACCACCACCTGTATTGAAATCAGCATAAACTTCCATTTTGTAAAATATTTCTGTCAAACTTGGGTCTATATTATTGCAATACAGAGCATAGCCAATTGTTGTATTACTACCAACCTGTGCATTATTGCTATCAACAAAACTATTTATATTTATTATTAAGGCACCGACATAAAAGGGATTCGCTAAAATTTCAGCAATGAAATCAGTTAGATCACTGTTGGCATCCCAAAGGCCACCAGCTATTCCGGTACCAACCACAACATTTGAACTAAGGCCAATTACAGGGCAATAGTTTAGATTGGCTTCATAGTCAAAACTACCAATATCACTAAGCAATTCAGGCAAGAAAGATATATCAAGGTTTTCATAATCGCATACAGCAGGGAAAACCAAATCAAACATTACCCTAACACTGCGAGTATCGGCAGTAAATCGGTAAGGGTCAAACTCAATTTTGTAATTTCCAACATTGAAAGGTGGATCTGATACCTCACTATATTGCAGTAGGTACTGCATAATAATCTTGCTGTAATTTTCCATTCTTTTTTCAACTTCAATGGTGGTAGATGTTTCATAACCAAGAAGACCTGACTGATAGCCGTATGTATCAGTTAGCAAAAACTCAACATTATAAGTGTCATAAATTGCCTGAGTGCTGCTTTCCATTGCCCGGCTGTTCAATGTCGGAGGCAACAATAGCAAATAAGGGAACATCCGCCCTGTACTTGCTAAATGGTCAAAGTTGTTCTGTATGTTGATATTCATATCTGAAGGGTACCCGTAATGATAAAATTTGAAATTTACATCATTTTGGACAATCAGGTTGAATAGATTTGAGAGCTGTGATATGGTCATTTTTCTTTCATTAAATTACTTTCAAATTCATTTTTGGCACTCTGCAAACTAAGAAAAGCAAAAGCAGTATATAAGGGCAATTTTGCAGCTTCTTTAAGTTTTAAAACATCACCACCTGCAAGGGTAACAAACGTGTTAAACCATCCGTATGGCTCAATCAATTCTTTGACTCCTGCTTTAATGCTGCGAGGGTCTGGCTCGTCGTAAAGATTTGGAAATCTATCGCTGATTTCTCGCTTAACCTGTTCAAAAAAAAACCTACTTGCATCGCATCATAAGCTGTCATTTTCTCGCCAAACAGTTCTGCCCTTTTTTCTATATCGTAGCTGTCAAAAGTTTCCCCTTCCTTCCGGCAAAGTATTGCTGCTATCTTTGGCAATACTTTATAGTTGCCATTTACATATTCTTGCATCTGCTTTTCATACTCATTTGACTCGGCAAAATCTTCAATTGTGCTGTCAGTCATCAAACGCTTTGGAAGGTAGTATATTTCATCCAATAAATTAAAGCAATTAAATGTAATATCTTCTTCAGGCATCAAATGTTTTTGATGCAGCATATAAGAACCATAGATATCTTCAACCTTACACTTGCGGACAAACTCCAATGGGCACCCAGTCCAAAAGGTTATTGATTCGGCATAATAGTCCAACCAAGTAGCCAAATCAATGTTGTCCTGCTTCGGTTCTTTTATTTGCGCAAATTCAAGAAACTCAATAATTTTATTTATTGTAATGTCTTTGGATGTGGGGAGCTGGTATTTGATACCGCCAATTCTAATATCAATCATTTTTTATCTTTTTGAATTTGATAGGTTTTTTTTCTGCAGGAAGTGTTGCTTCAAAATATTCTTTACCCTGCTTGCTCAGTATTGATTCATCAATTTGCATCTTCTCACAGATTCTTCTGCCAGCAACAAGCGCACGAAGTAAGGCCCTCGTTTGCATGGTAAACTTTACTGTGTTGTCTTCAATCTCCTGAATAAGAGATTCAAGCTTCTCTTTGGTTTTTGTTGGGTTCATCTTAGAATATTGTGAATTTGTTTGATAATCCTTTTGATAGTTTTGACATTGCAGCGTATCTCATGGCATCAAGTGAGTGATCGTATTCTTTTATTGGTTCGCTTAGTGGCCTGCCATCAGCGTCTTCTTTATACCGGTAGTTGCTTAATTCCGTTGCTATATCGTTTGAACCTTCAACAACAAACAATTCAAATTCATTTAGCGCACTAATGCCGTACTGAATAGAATCGGGTCCCTTAGTTGCTTTTTTAACATTCAATTTATGTTTGTTCTTTAAGTGGTCTATCAAAATTGGGTCAGCACTATCTGCTATTATTTCCGCTTTTGGTGATGCTATTGTTCTTTGTATTTCCGCTCCTAAGGCATCAATGCCCATGCCCCTTTGATATATCAATTGTCTTACATAAATATGTTTCAGTTCAACATTTATCTTCACCTCAACCAATGCAGCAGGGCTTGTGCTGTAACCAAAGTCAAGGCCATAGATCGGTTCAATTTTTATAGCATTATAATCGGCACCTAAAATATTATTCCATCTCGGGTAAACCAAACCACCTTCAAATGGCCTCGGGTCTTGTTGGTACATGGCTTGAAACGCTCGCGGATTTGCACCCCTAAATTGATTTAACTTTTCAAGACTGTGACGTTCTGACCAAAGTGCTTCCCCAATTTTTCTTGGGTCTTGATTGTGTTTATCAGGGCTTTCCAATATACCGGGCAAAGTTAAAATACACCAACTTTTATCTTTGTTCATTTCCTTTATCATTCGACCGCTCAAATCATCTTCATGCCATCGTGTTTGAGTGATTAGTTGTTGGCTATTGTTGTGCATACGAGTTAAAAAAACCTGTGTGTACCAAGACCAAACCCTTGCTCTATATGTTATACTATTTGCTTCAACTGCATCCTTTACAGGGTCATCTATTATTCCAATATCTACCGCCGTACCGGTAAGCGAACCACCAACACCAACAGATTTATAAAAACCTTTTGCACCTACCACTTCAAACACATCAGCATTTCTAAGAAAAGAACCTTTTGCCGATGTCTTAACATTTGAAGCGTTTAGGTAGGTATCCGGAAAGATGTCATGGTAAAGTTTGTCATCAATAATTCTTTGCACGTCACGATTAAAAGAACGGCTTAAATCAGCAGAATATGAACAGCCAACAATTTTCAAATTAGGATTAAGACCAAGCAAATAAGCTGGCAACCTGCGAGATGTCAATTCAGATTTACCATGCTGCGGAGGCATAAAAACCATCAGCTTTCTAATCTTTCCTTCTGCAAATTGTTGCAAGTGATCAACCAATAATTGATGGTGCCAATTGAAAATATAATCAGGCTTTGTTGCTTGCACGAATCTTCCAAAATCCCTCCTATTCAGTTCCTTCTGAATCTCCTGCAAGTTTAGCAAGTTCTTCAAGTTTTTTGAGGTCATCAGTGCTAAGTTTTGAAAAGTTCATGTTCTCAGTTTTGATTGGGCCACCAGCTTCCCCCGTTACCTCAGATTTTGTAACGCTCAACCTTCTAAGCTCTTCCTCATCGGCAGTAAGCTTATAAAGCATAAGCTCAGCAGTAACATTTTCGGAATCTTCCCAGCGTTTGCGGATTTTTACTTTTGTTTTTACCCGATTATCCGCCAAGGTCTGCAAAATGTCTTCATCTTCGTTCATTTTGTTATTAAAAAACGCTGAATAGGTACATGGCAAATAAGAAACAACCTCTGTCATAAACAAAAGTTTGTGCTTTTCTGTGGCTTCAATCGCCATTTCTTTCATTTTCACCCAGTCGTAGTATGGCATAGCTGTTTTATTTTTATCAAAAGTACATTTTTTTGCACAAATTTACAAATGAATACTATAAATGTTTTTTGTTTCAGTTTGTTTTATATAGTTTTACATTATTAAATAATCTTTAAATAAAACTAAAAATGGTAAAACGAGATTCTTATTCAAATGATGCTGATTATGAATTAGCATTGGAAACTTACACTGAAATTGTAGGCCAAAACAAAAACAAGATCATTGCAATATCTGGGCCATCATTGGTTTTTGATACGCTTTCAGCATTTTGTAAAAAGAACGGTTACAAAGTATCAAAATTTGCTGTTGAGGCAATTAAAGAAAAAATTAAGAACGATGAAAAAACGTTTTGATATTACAGACAACCAAAGTTTTGAAGATGCTAACACGTCTGAAAAGTTTAGCGGGCCGCCTGCGCTTTGGGAAAGGTTAAAGCGTTATTGCAAATCAGCAGGCATAAAATATAGCAGGTTTGTTTGTGCTGCAATTTTAGAAAAGCTAAATAGAGAAGACTATGAATAAAGAAACAATTATAACAAGCATTCAGATAGGTGCCTTTGCACTTCTTGGCGGTCTGCTTTGCTTAAAGCCTACACACGTGATTCATAAAGAAACTGTTATTGTTTATCGGGACACCTGTGATTCGGAGTTTATCCGCAAAATTGCACAAATTGAAACAGGTGGAATTGATAGCACAGTTGCCGAGAATGGCCAAGGTCGGGGAAGGTTCGGAATCTATGATGTTTGCGTGACCGGTACTGGTTTAAAATCTTTGCTTGGCTTCACTCATGCAGACATGAACAACCCCGAAATGTCAACGGCCGTATTTTGGGCCATGATGGGTATTTTCTGCCACCTTCACCATCAGAAGCATGGAATGTACCCAACCTATGAAGAACTTGCACGCAAATGGGCAGGTGGGCCAAATGGCGATGAGAAACAAACAACATTGAAGTACCTTGCTAAATATAGAACTTTATGAAATTAGGACTGATAAAAGTTTGCCCGGATCCTGGATGTGAAGCTGTTTATCACAATTGCCCTAAAAAGCATACAAAGTGTAATGATTGCGGCGGTAACATTATGGAAATAAACCAAGATACTTTTTGGAAGAAATTTTCTAATAATTGGTTTCAATATGACTTTTTGACAATGGATTACTTTAGGCCGCAAATCCAAACTAACCAACTAACTTTAGAACTATGAAAAGTGAAAACCTTAGATACATCATTTTCGCAATTGACAGCAAAGAAAAGCAACATGATGGTAAAATCTTTGCATCCTATCAAGAAGCTAAAGAATATGCAGCGGATCTGATAGCAGATAAATTTGCAGACAAAACCGTCATAGGAATGTTTCACCTGGATAAAGATTCAAAAGAAATGTTTATATCGCAAATCGAAACCATAGGATTTGCAGGCGATAAAAAAAACGTGAACCAATTAAACCTATTTAGCCAATCATGAAACAGATCACATTCAAAGAAAAACGAATGACAGAATATACCGGGGCAATGGCACAGCTTTACAGCACTGCCAAAAAATACCCGGTACTGAGCAAGGAAGAAGAAGCGACCGCAACAGTTGACCAGCTAATCAATCACAATCTGTTGTTTGTTATATCCGTTGCAAAAAGGTACCAGCATTCAAACGTTGATATCTTAGACCTAATACAAGAAGGCCGCATTGGCCTTATCAAAGCTGCCCGAAGCTACGACAGTAGTTTTGGCTTTCGCTTTATTTCTTATGCCGTCACAAAAATTCAAGCTGAGATAATCAGATTCATTGAATCAAAATGCGATACGCTAAGAATACCCGACGCATTGCACAGGGTTAGTTGGAAGCTCGAAAATAATCAGAAAGAATTTGAAACATTGGCAGAAACTGCCGAGCGTTTAGGAATAACCAAAGTTAATCTGCATAATCATATCAATAGGAAAAAGTTAGTTTCTTTTAGTGCTGAAGATTCCGAAGGTGAAACTTATGTTGATGTGCCTGGTGATCTGCATGCAGATTCAATAACGATGCAGAATGATTTAAGCAACATCATCAATATGGCTATTCAGAAGCTGCCCAACCGTGAACAATCAATAATAAACCTGAGATTCTTCAATAACTTTTGCTTATTAGATGTTGCAGAAAAAGTAGGATTAAGCAGTGAGCGTGTAAGGCAAATTGAAATGATAGCATTGAAAAAATTAAAAGTGTTAATTGCAGAATCAATATAAAAAAAAGGCTATCCGGTATGGGTAGCCTTTTTAGTTTTATAATGGATTAAAATTGTAATTCCTTTGGTCGTATTCTGAAAGCTGCTTTATTTCTTCTTCAGATATTTTAAAAAGAAATTGCATATCATCAATATTCCAAGCAATTATATTTTGATTTGGGTAAATATGATTTTTTAACTTATTCAAATCGGCTAAATGAACATGCCCTGTTTTATCATCAACAAAAATAAGATAAAACGGTACGCTGGTAGTTGCAGTAAAATTTAAATATTCGTTATAGCTTTTAATGTTTATCCCCTGAGCGTTCCATTTATTTAGCCTTGCTTTTGTTTTGACATCAATTGCAAGTACTTTTTCTTTATTGAAAGTGCAAAGCATATCAAAGTAATGTGCTTTGTCTTTTGTAAATGGGCAGTAAACAATCCATCCTTTTAGTTCTAAGTATTTGCGAATAATCTGTTCACCAAGTTCCCCTTTCTTTAAGGAAGTTTCAAATTTACCCATCAGAATTTGTTTACATCATTACCAAAAACTTCCCATCCGTTTCGTTTTTCTCTGCTAAAGTATTCAAGCCTTCTACCAAGCGTAACGCTTTCAATCATTTCAAAGAATGTATCAGGCTTCCTTGAATGTTCCCGTCTCGATTCGTTTAAAATATCCCTATAACTTGTATTTTGCCAGTATGGCTTCCCTTTAATTCCAACTAAACAAAACTCACATTGCATCCTAAACCATGCCCCCATTCCAATCTTTTCTTTATTCCACACCAAAGTAGCTTTATAATCAAGCCCCCACTTTTTTAATATTTCAAAAGCATCAGGCAAAAACTTGTGAGTAGTCCATAACAAGACAACAGCATTTTCCATCAAAGGAAGATTAATGTTTTTGATTTGTTCAATGCTCATTTCAGGATAAGGATTTGCAACTCTTCTTCCAACGGCATCAAAGGAAGTTATGTTTTTACTTTCACCCTCGTATGGCCAAGGTGGGTCGACGGAAATAACATCAAACAATCCTTCAAGTTTTGGTAATAATCCTTTTTCAATATCCTCAATTTGCTGTTCAATTACTTCAATGCGCTCCGCTTTCTTTTCTTCCTTCTTAATATCCTGATAAACTTGGTTAATCGAAAGCTCACCCGTTGATAACTTTTCTTTTACCTCAGGTGTAGCGGTTGCTTCAATTTTTTTAACCTTTCTAATTGTTTCGTGTGATACTTTAGCAATATCTCCAATTTTTTCATCAACTCTACCCTTGTCAAATGTTTGGCAAGGGTTGCCTCTTAACATCCTTTCCTTCGCCTTTTCGCTAAACACCGATTCAAGTTCTAAAGCCAAAACGCTTCTTTGATAGTTACTCAGGTTCCTTCTACCAAACTGGTTGTTAATCATCCATACCTTGACATCAGATTCACTTTCAAAGTGCTTAGGTTCCGTTTTAAATTCAAGGCCCCAACGCTGGGCAATCTCGTGCCGGTTGTGCCCATCAATAATAAAGCCGTTCCAGGTAACAATGGCCTCACGTATCCCTTCATCAAGGCAGTTAGTTTCAAGCTGGGCAAATTCTTCTTTGCTGAGTGGTGGAATCAGCTTTTTAAATTCTTCTTTAATCTTTAAATCTTGCATACATAGATACATTAAAAGGTAAAGCCTCACACTCTGTTAGGACTTCACTTCTAACATTGTGCAAGGCTTTTAAATCTTTAAGTTCTTATTGTGAAGTCGAACTATTATACTACAAATATACAATTCTTACTTTACAAATGCAAATAAAAAAGCCTGCTATCTTTCGACAACAGGCGCACGGAACATCTTAAAACTAAAACTATCAATGAAAAAACTGCAAGTGAATTTTGAAAAAGCGCATTCTCCCCAAAATGCGCTGTGAACCATTTATTAACCTGGTACAAATTTAGAATATAAAGTTCAATAAAAAAAATTTATTTGTAAATTTTCAAAGCCAGCATGAAAGCATCACGCTTATCCTGCTCACCTACCTGACCTTTGTAATTTGTCAATGTGATTTTGGCATCCTTAGCAATCGATCGAAAGATAACATCATTATCAATCTTGGCGCCTTTCTGAAGCGGTGAAACTTCGGTGACTGCATCAGGGAACAGCAAACGGCAGTAATCGGTTGTAATTTGGCTTATGGCTTGATTTTTCCCAGCATCCCTACTAACCTTAGCAATTACATTTATATTGCCTCTCATCTCAAATGTCGCATTTGTCAAGTTACTGTTTTCAATACAAAATTTATAATCAAGCTGCACTTCGGGAAAGATTTTATTTCCTTCCTTCATCAACCTAAGCCAACAAGCAAATTGTATAAAGCCTTTAAATATTTTAAAATCAGCCTCACCGCCTCCAATTATGCAGATTGCAAAACCTTTTTCCCTGAAGGATGGGTCTATTCCAATGAATTGTTTTAAGGTATCCATTTTTTATAAATTTGTAAGCTTTGATAATGATATTTTTACAACCCTCCCCCGGTACCTAACCTGCGCATTATCCCCTTCCACGTTCACCAGTTCGACCAATCCGGGCAGACCTAAGCATTTGTAGTAATGGCCTTTTATGTATTCTATCATAGTTATTTTCTTTTTGAATCGCCATCTAAACCAATTACATTGACCATTTCATTTAGCCTATCAACAACACGTCGGTCATATCTATCAGCAAATGTTCCATAGCCTAAGTTTTCATTGAATGAAAGGTTTGTTGTAAAGTGAAATGTTTTACCTTTTTCGTAGCAGATATTTACAATCTCCTCAAATACATCCCACTTTGAACCATAATGTTGCACTGGGTTTTCAAATCCAACGTCTTCATAACAGCAAGTGCCTCGCATGTATTCTTCTAAAACATCAATTCCATTTTTCTGGACATCACGAGCAATTGTTTTCATGTCATGTATTTTAAACTTATTAGTGTTGTTCCTTGCAAACTGATGAAAGACTTGCATGGTTAATGTTTTTCCAGTACCAACTCCACCAAACAAGCAGATGCCCTTGTATAAATCTTTTGGAAACTTATTCTCCCCTTCAGATTCTCGGTTAAAATACTGGGTTAATGCCCTGTAAACAATCTTATCACGTTCGGTGAAAACAAGTTCTTTCATTTGATAACTGAGAGTATTGAACAGGATGTTATAAACTTGCAATTTTGCCTGATCATAATCTAATTTATTAAAGATCGGCTTTGGAATTTGAAAAGGTATGTTTGAATTTACTTTTTTTACATATTCTTTATTTTTTAAGAGCTGCTCTTCAGACAATTCTTTTTTTGGCTTTTTCTTTTTATCAAAAAGCTTGTTCTTTTTTAGTACTTTTTTTTGTTCATCAAAAGCTTTTTCAGGTTCAATCCAAATTCCAAGTTCTTTTTGTTCCTTTACAAATCTATCGTAAATCATTTTATAGTAATCAGTTTCATCTTTCATAAAACATCAAATTTTATTGGTTTCAAAAATGGTTTTTGTATAGACGTTTGTTTTTTATCTTCCTTATTTTTTTGAAGCTTATCAAAAAATATTCCTGCCCAGTTGTTTTCCATGCTCATGTTGATAACTTCAATAATAAGGGTATCCGAAAAATGCACTCTGTTAGTTTGTATTTTTTTTATCAGTAGGTTTATCGAATGTTCACTTTTGTAGGATTCCTTTCTTTCTTTTTTGTAAAGCATGAAGGCTTCAAAAGTTTCTTTCAGATCAGTTGAAAAATCATCCGGCAAAGTGTATAATATTTTTTCAACTTTTGATTTTTTTTCGGGTGTGTGTCTTGTTGATTTTTTTAAATCAACATACTCTTTTTTAATTGTATTATTAGTTGTTTTACTAACTGTATTAGTATGTTCACATTTTTGTTTAGTCTGCTTTAACTTTTTTGTTGATTCAGAGTTCATATTTTTATTAAAGCTGCTTTGACTTTTTTGTGATGTCTGAACTAATAAATTTGTGAGTTCAGAGTTCACACTTATGTATCGTTTTCGACCATCAAAACCCTTTTTAATGATATAGCCTTTGTTTATAAGTTTAACTATCATGTTGGCAACTGAACCTTCAGACATCATTAAAAACTTAGCCAAAAATTCATTTCCGGCAAAACAACCAGTACCATCTTTGTCTAAGCTATCGACTTCAACTAATAGTATTTTTTCGGCCCAGCTTAGGTCTTCATTCAGATACAATTCTCTTGGTATCCAAACCCCTTTAAAATCTCTTTCCATAACTTTAAGCATAAAAAAACCGTACCAATCTCCGGCGGTGGAAGACGCCATTGATTAATACGGTTATGTGTATATATTTTTTTCATTGGTTTTGAAGTTGCTTCCACCCATCTGCAAAACTATACCACAAATATAAAAACAATTTTATTAAGTAGGTAGCTTTTCTAAATATTTTTAATCCCTCGGCGCCTCAATTGGAATAAACCCTGTGCCGGCACCTTCATTACCGTGCATTTTAAGAAAATCAATTTCGACCTTTGCACTGTTCACAATAACAACTGCTATTTGTGCCATTGCTTTGGCCCTGGTTGTTTCCATTTCAATATCACAATCGTCATCAGATAGTCTTTCAAGCTGAGCAAACAGCAAGTTTCTGAGATCACCTATTTTATTTTTTAACATCTTTGATAGTTTTTTTAAGTTTGTTTACTAATTTGATTGTTTGCTTTAGTTCTGCAGGATAATGGTGAACAACATTTTTTTGCATATTCTCTGCCTTGGTTATAACTTGCAAGTTATCAATCCTAATATCGTGCGGATTACCATTTTTAAACCGCAGCACCATGCCTTTGGGAACTTTTCCATTTACCGATTCCCAAAGAAGAAAATGTTTTTTTACCCAGTGATTGTGACCAATTTTAACAAGAATATGATTGTCCTTATCAAATGATTCTTCACCATGTTGCCGGGTGTTGTGGGGCAGTCGGCCTTTTTTAAAGGTACCTGAATTGGCTTTCATTATACCCTTGGTTCCCTTGTTCCAACTTTCAGTTTTACCAAACCTTGTTTTTTTACCACCTTCGACAAGGTTGGCAACAAATACTTTTTTAAGTTCGGCCATGTATTCCGGATCCTTACTAAGGCCTAACAATTCCGCTTTGCCATAAATTGATGCTGAAGATCGTTTAAAGATTTTCATCAGTTCCAGGTGTGAAGTAACCGGGTAAAGTGCTGTCAATTTTTTAGCTTCTTTGTCAGTCCAAATTCTTTTAGTCATTGCGTTTGATTGTTTGGTTGAACTTTTCCTCTTCTGCATTTGCCAAAACATCATTTATTTTTTGAAGAATCACCAGGGTCTTGGGTTCCTTCTCCTTCCAGTTCTCCAGTGTTTCGCGCGCTATGCCTACCCTAAGACATAGCTGCACAAGGCTAAGCCCGGATAACTTTGCACGTTCTTTAATCATTTCATAAGTTGTCATATAACATTTTTTTTATAAATAATTTCAATAATAGTACAAATATAACAGAAAAGTGTTATATTTGCATAACATTTATTCACTTTTAAATAAAATATTTATGTCAAACCAACTTACAGTAAAAAGTATCTTTGAAAAGGATGCAGTAAAACAGAAATTTGAGCAGATGCTTGGTAAAAAATCTCAGGGTTTTATTACTTCCGTTCTGCAGATCAGCACAAACAATGCTTTGCTTGCTAAGGCCGATGCAATGACAATTTACAATGCTGCAATGATTGCCGCAACACTTGACTTACCAATCAACCAAAATCTTGGCTTTGCCTGGATAGTACCTTATAAAGGTGCTGCACAATTCCAAATGGGTTGGAAAGGTTACGTACAGCTTGCACAGCGTACAGGGCAGTATAAGCGCATCAATGTGACAAAAGTGTATGAGAACCAATTCAAAGGTTTTAATTACCTTACAGAGGAATTGAACGCTGATTTTAGCCTTGAACCGCAGGGCGTAGTTGTAGGCTATGCTGCATATTTATGTTTGCATAACGGATATGAGAAAACTGTTTACTGGACAAAAAAGCAGGCAGAAGACCATGGCAAAAGATTTTCCCAATCATTCAACAATGGCCCATGGAAAACTGATTTTGATGCTATGGCAATGAAGACAGTTCTAAAGAATATGCTATCTAAGTGGGGTATACTTAGCATTGAAATGCAAACGGCAGTAAGAACGGATTCTGCTGTTATCAAAGATGAAACAGGAACAACAGTTCAGTATGTCGACAATTCCGACTCAGTAGATGAACTTCCTTTAATTACAGAACAGCAGCTTGAAGAGGCAAAGAACGAAATCAGTGCAGGCAATTGCACACTTGCAGATGTTACTGCACTTTATGATTTGTACCCGGAGCAAATTGATTACTTAAAAAACTAAGAATTATGATAAAGGAAATATTAGATTTTTGGATTGATATAATGCCTGATGCTTATTCTATTCAAATGGATTCCAAGACTTTTGGTGATTTTATGATTGAATACCGAGAATGGGTAAAAAAGTACGGGGCCGCATTCGCAGAAAAAAAGCCCGACCTGCAAAAATATAGGCAAATTGATATTGAAGTTGTTGAAACGTATGCAAGATATTTAAGAGTTCATTAAAAACTAAACATCATGAAAAACGAACAAGTAAAAAGATTTAGCTGCTCATCCTTCGGACGCATTATGTCCGGGGCAGCTTTGCCGGGTGCCGCAATATTGACCGCAGCCCAGCAGCGTGACTTAGAAACACTGCTTACCAAAGACAAGCGCACCGACAAACAAGAACAAACGATGCAAGAACTGATTGCAAAGCGTGATACTATCTTAGTTCCGCAGCTTTCCAAAGGTGCTAAGACATTTATTGAAGACGAATTTATCAAAGATCGCTTTGGCTTCAAAAAAACTTTCACTAACATCTACACTGAAAAGGGTAACTTGTTAGAGCAGCGCAGCATCCGGGAAGTTGGGCAGTACTTAGGCTATAAATTTGCCACAAAGGCACCTGAGAAGTTTATGCGCAATGATTACCTTAAAACAAGGGGCTACGATTGGAAGGTAAAACGCTTTGTGTTCGACCAAAAAAACGTTTGGGATCCTACTGGCTTAAAGTTACTGCAGGAAGAATCTGAATTGGCTTTGTACGAATGGCAGATAAGAGGGTATAAGATGCTTATAAACGAATTGGAAGGGGGCAACATTGAAAGCGGTGCAGTAATTAGGGTATTGATGAACCCAACCGAAGAACAGGTGCTCAAACAGGCCAAAATAATGTTTGTCAATGATGGCAATGACTGGGCCGATACAATGCCAACAGAATTTGTGCAGGAAGTGCAAGATATGTTTGATTTTGAGGCTAAGTTTCCGGATATAGCCGACCGCATGAGAATCTACCCGGTTGAATGTTTACCGGAACATGAGCAACTGATTAGAATTTATGTAGGCTTGGCGCAGGAATATTACGAAAGCCTGGAAGAACGTGTTGAGCACGTAAATGATGGTAAAGTGTCGATGTTTAGGAATGTTTAGTAATAAAGGTCATGACTTCGGTTGTGGCCTTTCTAATTTATTTTACATTTTATATAAAATATTTTATATAAAGTTAGATTATATAAAATATTAGCCGTAGATTTGTATCAACAAAGAACGGAACAACATCTAAACATTTTAAAACTATCTATCATGATGACTATCACAATTAACGGCAAGCACATCGAAGTTGAAGGCGAATATTATGCAGGTTACACTTCACGCAATCGTGAAGAACCAAACGAACCGGCAGAGTATATGATTTACAACATCAGATTAGTCGAAGACTTCGACGAAATGACAACCGATTATTTCAACAATAGCTTAGAGCATGAACAGCAGTTGGAATTTCTTGGCAGCGACGAGTACGAAATTGGCGAACTTTGCTTAGAACTGATTGAAGAGCAGCGTGCAGAATACCAAATAGATGAATACTATGAATCACGAATGTAAACCCTAAAACAAAATGGAAAACGAAAATTTATTACCTATCCAAAAGCTGTGCAGATATTTGGAAGAGCACCAACCTCGCTTATTTGATGTTTATACAGACACAGGCCGTGACTTTTTACGCTTTGCGTCTAAATGCTTGACAGATGAAAAGGAAGCCCTTAGAACGGCTTATATTGAAGGCATCCTAAATTCTAAGCTGGATATAAAAACCGCAGAGGAATATATGAATGAAAAGTATCACTTGTAACTAAAATGCCTCCCACAACCGGGAGGCATTTTTTTTATCCTTTGATTTTGCTTTGCAGATCTCTTATGATTTGGTCTTTTACTTCGATTTGTTGTTTCATCAGGTCTTTGTGCTCCTTGTGTATCTCGTGAAAGTCTGTTAGCGTTTCTTTGTGTTCCTTCCTCAGCATTTCTGTTTCTACACTAAAGTGCGTCATCTGCTCCTTTATCTGTGTCTTCATGTTTTGCAGCCAATACCAAAGTACAGCAACCACTCCGAATTTGCTAATGATTTCGAGTATTGTGTTTTCTATTCCGACCTCGGCGCCAGTGAAAAGAAATAGGCCGCTTAATGCTAAAACATCAGGTATCAAAGTTTTGTCCATTTTAGTAGGTTTGTATTCAATTAAAGGCAGATGTTTTACCCACCAAAATTTTATATTTTTACAGTTTGTTATTTGATTTAAAGGCAATACATAGTTTTTGTCGGCATCCTGCAAAGGCGTAAAGAATCTGTTAGGGGCATATTGCTGCCCCTCCAGTGCTTCTTTTTCATCATTGTCTAAGATTCCTACCTTTTTCATGCTACGATTTCAGCAGTATACCCCAATTCAATAAATACCTGCTGCATATAAAGCAAAGCAATATCCAAAGACTGTGTTTCTGTTTCCAAAATCACAAAGTTGTAAGTCATATTTTGTATGTCGGTTGCAATTTCTTTGCCTGCCAAAAACTGATCAAAGTTTAAATAAGTTTTGTACGTGATAGTAAGGGAACCATCGAGCTGACAAGTGAAAACAATACGAACATAGACAGAGCTGAGCTCAATGTCTGTACCTTGTACGTTTATTTGTGTTGTGTTTTTTGAGAGTAGTAGTGCCATTTTAGTTTATCTTTTTATATTTTAGAATTGCACCTTTCCAAGTGCGAGAAGTAGCTCCAACTGATGCCGCAACATTTCTTAATTGATATTTAAAAGTTGCATTTTGTGTACATGTGAAATTAAATTGAACTTTACATGTCATTAAAAAAGTAATATTTGTTGAAGCAAGGTTAAAATTTGTTAAACCTGCGCTTACTGCATTGTTTGCAGGTAATAAAATAGGCGTAGTTGATGTTGAACTAATAACTAATCCATAGCCTGACATAGTACCTGCTGTTATAGCAAAATTGCCTTGGTAATCTCCTGTTGCGTTATTTCCACTCCAACAAAAATCAAATTCAACCATATAACTACCATTTGCAACCACCGAAAACTGCAATTCAGGGTCATCTTGTGGTATAATAGTATTTGTAACATCATGATTTGCAGTTTTTTCAATGTAATTCCAGCCGCCGATGGTCTTATTTTTCCAAAGTGCTGTTGATGTTTCATAAATCAATGCATCATTGTTTGCAGGCGTTGCAATGGTTACATTATGCAATTCATCAAGCTCATAGCCGTTATCAACTTTGACGTAAATTGAACCTTGTGTAATATGAGCAGAAACAACATAACCAATAACGATTAAATGATTTGGTGCAATTGGTTTTACATTTGTAATATTACCCGCTGTTGTTGGGCTGAGATAAAGAATATCACCATCCGCCCATGTTTCTGTCTGCAAAGAACCTGTTGTGTTTATACCTCGCACCAATCCGCTTACAGTAACAAAGCCTTGTTGATTATTATTTATTGTTTCAGTAACTAAGCCAATCGTTTCAGCACTTAGAACGTCAGTTGTTGCAAGTGCTAAATCTACTTTAAGCCTCTGCCCTTGTGCGCCTGTTATTCGCACTGCCTGATAGTTAGCTTCTAACAAGTTTACGTTTGTAGCTGTTTTATTAACTACTCTCACAATCTGCTCTTGCCCGATTTGTAGCGTTACATTTCCACCCTTTAGGCCTAAGTCCAAAGTGCCGTCTGCATCATTCCACGCAAGTTCGCCTTCAGTAACTGTATGCGCTGCGGCTGTGTCAAAACCTATAAAATTATATTTCTGAATCGCCCAAACAGCAGCCCCTGTTGTAACATCAGAGCAAACATAAACAGTACCATCGTCTAAAGTCCATCTACTTCCAACATAATAGCCTTTTGTAGAATCATCATTTACATCAGGAGCAATATCAAAATTGTACAAAGACCATCTAATTTTATCACCAGTCCCATCCATCACATACAACCGACCAGCTTCCCATTTCAATTCGTAGCCAACAGCACAGATTTGAGCAATACCTTTAGCACCGCCTAATCCTGCGTCAATCTTTCCTTCTCTAAGCCTTGAAGTATTGGCAAAATAAATACCTTGATTTATATCAAAGTTAATATCATTAGCACCTGATGCATTGCCAGCAATTAAAACACTTGCAAGATCACCAGCAGCTCCACCGCCTAATTCAAAAAAAAAAGCAGCTAAAGCAGTAATTACATCTAATTGTGTAGCGCCATAAGCGGAACCGGCACTGTCTAAAATGTCATCATATTCAGAAACAAAGGCAACTACATCACCTGTGATAATGTTTTCAAAAACAAAACCCGATGGGCCCCATGGCTTGATGGTTGCTTGGCCTTTTGGTAAAACCAAAAAAGGTAGTGTTTCTGTTGCTTCACAAAAAGCTATACCGCCAAGTTCAAAAACTTTTAATTCTGCAAATTGCTTATTCATTTTTAGTAAATTATTGGAAGTGTAGAAATATTTTTATTTTTTGGTTTGCAAGTCTTGCAATATAAATTAGGGTCAAAATCAAAAGGTGTATACAAAGCAGAATTGTCACAAAGAAAATCAATAACTTCCTTTTGCAAGAATTGTATTTTGTCTTTCATTGTATCTTTCAAGTATCTCATATCATTGCCAGTTGCTGCTGTTGCAAAATTAGCTTGCGTTATCTGCACCCCGGCACTTGTTATCTTAAAATGGGCAAAGCTTAAAGATTCTTCAACAACTGCATACCCTATCAAATCAAACAACTTACCATTCAAAAACAAGTTTTCCAAATCAGCATCAGCAAAAGCTGGTTGTATTGCTCCAAAGGTAGAATTGTAATTTATGATGTTGGGAGTTCTATTTGCTTTTAGCTCATCAAAAAACGCTGCACCAATTACATCACGTATATATCTACGTTCTGCATTATCGCAATATGGTGCCAATAGATTAGGGTCAAACTGCGTATCTGTTGGACTTATGCGAATGTAGCCACCTCTCACAACTTCTAATGCCTTTATGAATTGCCCCATCTTAATATGTTTTTAATTTTTGCTATAATAGATGTTGGTTGTTCGGCTTTTACATCAGCTTGTTCTTCTGTAATTACCGTTTCAGCTGTTGGGGCATAGCCTAAGATTTCTCTTGCTTCAGTTTGTGTAAGTATGCTATCAATTTTGATATCACCAGCAAAAGAAACCGGAACAATATTTATAAAATCAAGCTCAACAGTTCTCAAAAATTCATGCCCTTCAGTTTCTGCTATCGTATCAAGATAAGGTTTTACAATGCCTCTTAGAATTGTTTGTTGAATATCATAAATTTTAGTTCTGTAAAGGATTTCAAATTCAGAGCGGATCTGCTGATTTCCACCAAGCTGCCCGGGTGTTGCCTGAATTAAACTCAAAGGTATTTCAAAGCCTGTTGCAATCCTATCTTTGCTAATCTCAGATAATTCCATGAAGTAACCGTTATATGTTTGCTCAAACGGTACCCAGTTAGCTTTTAATTCAGGGTTTTCAAGTATTTGGAATATTACCTTAAAATCGTTTCCGGTATTGGTCATCTTTTCCATAAACGCTTCTTGGTAATCGGCCTGCTCCTGAGGTGATAAATCGCCAAAAAGCTGCAATAGTCCTGATGATGTTAGGCCATTGCGAAACCTTGAAACATTAAACTTTGCAATCCTGTATTCAAGTTCAACAAAATGCTTTGCACCTATCCAGTTAGGAATACCCCATTGATACATCAAAGGACTATACTGCTTTAACTGAAGCATTGAAGACTTATCATAGCCGTACAGATCGGCAAGGTTAGCACCTTGGCCAAACTCACTCTCTTCAAGTTCATCAAGTTCATCAGTAAATATTGGGTATGCTGCCACATCTTTTATCGTTGCAGGAATATCCAGTTGTGAGTAACTTTCATACCCTCTACTGCGCCCAGTATATGGAATTATTGACCAATCGGCCGATACGCCATAGAACCTTGTTTTTAAATCAGTTGATCTGAAAGGCCTAACAAAGTTTAAGTTTTGATGTGAAGCGAAAACGAAGCCTGAAACAACATCTAACCTGGTGAATGAATTGCCAATTGCTTGGTAGTCATAAGCAGATTTTTTGCACACATCAAGTATTGTATCGCCATCACTATTCTGCCGGCTAAGAACTGCCCAAAGAATGTTTTTTTGTTCTGCTGATAGTATTTGTGCAGACTTTTCACCCAATACAGATTTTTCTTTTCTTACAAAAAAGCCTTCACCAACAGTATAGTAAGCAACTTTATTGCAAATTGCTTTTGCTGTCGGGCTATTATTTATAAGTGCTATCAATTGCTCAAGTTCACCCTCACGAACAAAAGGTAAATAATCAAACAAGCCAAACAAAGCCCTTGTTGGGTCACTATTCTCAAAATATAAATCTTTTGGAAGAACAACCTCGTCGGCTCTTCCCCCTATCTGCATAGAAAAGTTATTTTTTGGCTTTGGCTTGTTGTTCATTATTCTTTGATTTCAGGTGTTACAGGTTTCTTGATAGCCTTTTTTGGTGCACTTTCTGCAAATTCTGTTAACTCTTCAATAGTGTTATCAAAATATATCAAAATGTCATTTGGCTTTTTGCTGTAAAGGAACGCTTTAATATATTTTTTAAGGTCATCACCCTGCAAAGTACCTAAAGTTTTGTCTTTGTATGGTACATTGTAACCTTTATATTTTTCTTTTACCTTTATCATAGTAATAAATTTTAAAAAGGCAGGTAGTGATACCTGCCCTTAGATTGAAATACCTCCAGTATTTTACAAAAATTAAACAAGCGCTAAGATGCCTGCAACGCCAGGAGTGAAGACAGTAGCAGCACCATCTACAACTGTATCACAAATAAGTTCAAGGGTTATTTGTGAAGGATCCGTTAAGTTGGTACCGGTAGTGATTTGAGTACCACCACCAAGGCGAGCGTTAAGGTCATCAAAGAATCCCCAACCTACAACTTGACCGTTGTTTTCTTCATGTAAAACTATGATACCGCAGCAAGATTGCTTTGCGGCCTCAAGCAAGAATTGTCTTGTATCTTGGTCACGGCATTGGCCGTTTCCTGTAAATGTCTGAGTCAATGAATTGTTACATCCATCATCTGAAACATTAAATTGCTCTGTGAAAGATTTGCTGTTACGCTTCAACTGCACTTCGTAAAATACCTTTGTAGCTACCATAGTGATACCAGTGATTTGGTCAGTACCATCAAAAGTGATAGATGCAATATCGTCGAAGTTAGCTATCCATAATCTTTTTACACCACCTGCACATGATTTATTGCACGATGTTGTTAAACCTGCTGTAATTGCCATATTATTATAAGAATGTATTTGTTTTAAAATAATGGGGAGCGTTTAAACTCCCCACTTTATGACTAAAGGCCTACTGAGAACAGTTCCGGCCAAACGATATTTGTGTTGAAAACAAACTTTGCACGAAGGGTGATTTCATCTGTCTCAGGGTTTTGGTAAACCTTAAAGAATGAAGCTCCACCGGATGCATCAGCGCGCAAATCTGTACCAATAACCATATTGCCCACCGCAGTGTAAACAATTTTGTTTTGGTCAACAGTGCCAAAGTACTCCTGAGAGATTTCATCCCATTCGTAATGTGCTTTAATTTTGATGCCTCTGTATGTTCCCGAAATTCCACCTCTGTCTTCTTCAAAAACTCTGATGAAACCATTGGTCACCGCTGAATCTTCAAGGAAGGTAATTACCTGATCCCAAAGCAAACCGCTCATGTGAATGATTTTTTCAGTAGCCGGCATTGTCTTCAGTGCAGCAGGTGCAGCATTTACAACATCTTGCAAAAGCTCATAGCTTTGCTGATTGGTAAGCTGTGTGCCTTGGTTTGAGTTAGTGTAAGCACCAATTGTACCAAGTGTTACTGCTGCGTCAAGGTTTTTGAATACACCATCAGCCCAGTTCAAATTTTCATCAGCACTTGCAACATCACCGAACCATGCAGCACGGTTTACGTCACGCTTGATACCTTGGCCAAGTTGCAGTGTAAGCAAATTCAACAAAGTGCTAAGGTCAGGATTGCCGTTTGCAGTTGTGTAAAGCGGTGCAAGCAAGTCATAGTAAGTGTTAATGAACTCCTCATAACACATTTTTGTGCCTGCCTCAACATACTGAGCAACAAGTGAGCGCTCAGACATTGTGCTTTTGCCCTTGTATTTCGGGCTGCATGGCTGCAATTTACCAACTACGTTTTTCAGCGCAGAAAGCAAACCAATTCTGTATTCACCTGCATACAGATTTTTTATAATAGCAAAGTCTGCCATCATATCTTTGTCCACGAATACAGGCTCGAACATGATGTCAATAGCCTGCTGTGAATTTAACTTTATATTTAGTGATTCCATTTTCTAATAAAAAATTTTGAGTTAAAAAATTATACAGTTAAAGATACTGTTTGGAAACTACCGTACTCAGAACCTGCATTGGTTACTCTTGCAGTTACAACATAAGTACCAGCAGAAAGTGAACCATTTACTACAATAGTAACTTCACCATCAGTACCAACAACACCAGTATTAGTAACACCATTTACCTTAGCTTCAATAGTGAAACCTACAAGACCGATTGCACCAGTTATGATAACATCAGTTTCTGTGTTAGGTGAGTCATAGACAGCAGCAACTTCTAAGTAAGCACCTCTGTTGTCGCTATCAAGAGCGTTCAGTGTGTTCACTGTGATACCTGCAACCAAAGAAGCTGAATCCAAATTGATGCTGTAAGAAAGAACTTGCTCCTGACCTACCAACTTGTAAACAATTTCAATACTTGCGTCGGGACCTGGACCGTTGTAAGCCTTAGAAACAGTTGTGATGTTCAAAGTTTCAGTACCAGTTACATAAACAGCACCATTGCCATTACCAGCTGAATCTGTGATGTTGTAACGAATAAATTCAAACTGTGCTTGGTTAGCAGAGTTCAGAGTAAAAGTTGCAGAGTTACCGGCAGCAGCAATAACAACATTGAATGTTGGAGCTTCAGTGCTATAACCTACTTTTGCACCTCTTAAAACAATACCACCGCTGTTAGCCTTAACAAAAGGATTTACGGCCGCTTTTTTAAAGAATTGTATAGACATGATTATAATATTTGTTTGTTTGAAAATTGTTTTTATTCTCCGTTAAGTTTTACCTTAATAGATTTTGCAGCATTATCAAGCATCTTTGCATTCTTAGCAGTAAATTCTTTCAATGCTCTTTCTCTGCGTGTAAGATTTTCAGTAGTTTCAGTTTTTGCAACTACCTGTGTTTTTCTTTCACCTTGTTTGATGCGGGCAATTTCTTCACGAAGTTGTTTGATTTCGTTTGTAACTGCTTCAGTTTCAGGTTTTTTAACTTTCATACCTTTGGCTTCCAGTGCTGCCATCATTTCTTCTTCAGTCATTACCGTTTCTTCAGTAACAACTTCTTCTTCTTCCGGCGCTTCGATTTCTACTTTATATCCAGCAGCCTTAAGAGCTTCAATCATTTGTTCATCAGTCATTTTTTCAGGATTTTCTAAATTATCAATTTGTTGATCAGGCTTTTTTTCTTCGGTATGATATTCCGATTTTGGTGCAAAGCCGCAAAATGCCAAAAACTTTTGAAACAGCGTTTTTTCTTCTGCTGTGATATTGTTGTTTAGTTCATTCATAAGTTCTGAAGGTACGTTTGTACAATTACGAATTTGATTTTTTATAACCGGTGCACTCTCCGGTGTGATGTATGCCTTAAAGTCTTCTATTGCATCTATCAGCCCAATTTCCAAAGCTTGCTGGGCAGAAAACCAAGTTTCTTTGGCCATGTAGGCAAGAATCATTGTTTTTGTTTCTTCTCTGCTTCCGTTTATTAGCTTTGAATTGCTTTCTATAACATCAACATAGTTTTCAGCTATCACATTGGTCATTGTGTCTAGGGTATCGGCAAGGTTGCGAAGTTCTGAAGAACCACCCATGGCAACAACCGCTGTATTATGTATCATGTAGAAAGAATTAGCAGTCATTTTACGGCTACCTTTGCTTCCTGCTGCATGAATCATTGTTGCTATTGACGCACAAAGGCCACAAACAACGATTTCAACATTATTATTTTGACCATGATAGCGTAAACGGTCTGCAATTGCATTGCCTTCTGTTACTTGACCGCCGGAGCTATTCAATAATATTTTTACATCTTTAGCACCTTGCAAATCAAGATCAAGATACTTCAGATTTTGGCCCCAAAAAGAATCTATTTCACCATCAATCAGCATTTCAGCCGCTTCAGCTTTAAATTGGTACATATCAAATTTGAATTTGTACAATTATAACAGAAAATATTTATTCAAATAGTGCAAAATAATGTTCATAATATTATGATATAACAGAAAACTGTTATACATTTGTACAACAATTAAACGGAACGATATCTTAAACATCAAAAAATTACTACCATGACCTTCACATTCACGTTCACATCTAAGTTTGAAATTGGTGACATTGTCACAACACAATTATCAGACGAACCTCGCACAATCGTAGACATTAAATTAGGTTACAAATACAACTTTCTTTACCTCTTAGCTGATGGGAACGGAATTTGGGTATCTGAAGATTTTTTAACACTTATCGAACCATCTATTTAACTATGAAAACTATCCTATTCCTTCTCCTATCCTTGCAACTATGCGCACAGAAATACTGTGTGCAGGTTTGCGCAACTCGCAATCCGGAACTACTTAAACCCGAAATGATTTCTATCCTCCCCGACACAGCAATGGTTGAGCAGTCGGGAGAATGGTTTAGGATCCTGTTTGTGTATGAAAGCTATGAGGATGCCATGATCTATCACACAAGCTGGTTAAAACAATGGAGCGGGGCAATTATTGTAAAGCGTACCGATGAACAGATTTTGAAACTTACTAAATTGTTTAGCGAGATATGACAATAGAAAAATTATTGGTTGCCGATTATGATAGGCTTGCTTTAAGAATGTTCAAAATTGTAATTGACAAACATGGCATTCAAATTCAGATTGAGCAAGATGGCAATTTTGCATACATTGATTTGGAAAATTATGAAGTAAAGGATATTGCCGATACGCTAATTGAATATTATAAAAACCAAACAGAATGAAAAACATCCTAATCCTATTCTTTGCGCTATTCCTTATCAGCGCATCCCGACCATTGGCAACACCTGCAAATGTCAAAGGCAAGGTAAAGATACCGAAACACGTTAGCAGTTACATAAACCGCTTTTTAAGCACTGCAAAAGCTGAGGCCGACAAATACAATATACCTGTGAGCATAACGCTTGCTCAGGGCATTATAGAAAGTAATGCAGGTAGATCAGAACTAAGCCGCAAACACAATAATCACTTTGGCATGAAGTGGAAAGGTAAAGGGAAGTATGCGGTGTACAAAGATGACAGCCCAAAAGACCGTTTTCAAGTATTCAAATCAGCCTGGCGAAGTTACCGGGCGCATTCTGAACTACTTACCTGTGACCGCTACAAGCACCTTTTAAAACTTGACCGGATGGAATACCGCAAATGGGCAAAAGGTTTGAAGAAAGCAGGCTATGCGACGAACCCAAAGTATGCAGAGGCGCTGATAGCTATAATTGAACGGTATGGCCTTTGGGTATATGATGTTAGATTTTTAAACTATTGAAATAATAGCCATGGAAAACACTATTTTTATTTATGCAAAAGATGGTAAAGTAAAAGCGTTAAATCTTGAAGATGCAAAAGCGCAAGCTGAATCACTTCTATCCGATGGTTGGAAACATACCGCAACTTTAAACCCATGCACTTGGATTGAATACCTTTGCAATTCGTGTTATGACGTTGAAATTGAAGTTACTAATTTGATGCTAACATGAAAAAATACTTAGTACTATTCCTATCCGCTGTACTTATAGAATTTTGCAGCACCTACTATATTATTTCCGTTTCAAATCGGGAGCTGATAGGAATAGTTTTTTTTGCCTTTATCGGGCCATTCATTAACCTGCCCTTCTTAGCTTACCAAATTGACGCAAAGACAACAAAAGAGCGGCTAATACTTGCTTCTGTTTATGCGTTTGGTTATGCTGTTGGGGCAATAATTACAACACTATGATTTACTTTATAGCATTTTTCTGCATCGGCATTGGCTTATTGTTGGCAGTTCCCGAAAAGCGGAGACGAAAAAACATGAACAGATTTAAGGAACCAAAAAACGAATGATTATGACAGATTTAGAAGAGTATCAATTATTAGCAGAACACTTGTATAATACAGATCAAAGTTTAAGAAGAGATGCAAAAATTATTATTGGAGCTACAAAGCACACAGGAGGTGAAATTAAGGTTACAGTAACTGGAACAAAGAAAAAAGCCATAGAACACGCCTCCGATTTTGTAATAAAATATAAAAAAAAATGTTTTGTATATGATTTTATTGATTATGAAACAAGAGGTGTTATAAAATTTACTACGGTAGAATATAAAACACCAGATTATCGATGGAAAAAACCCTGAACAAATTTTATCTAATAAAAAAGTTTTTTACAACCAAAAAGCCCCAGCGACGTGCCGGGGCTTTTCTTATTTGCAAGCTGACGGAAATTAAACTATAAATCTTTTTTCTTTACCAGTAAGCTGGATCAATAACCTTTCTGAAACATCATATTTCAAACTAAGTTCTTTAATTGTTTGCGTCTTTGACTTATCGGGATGCAAATCATAAAATTCGCACATCGCACAGAACTGTGCTGTCCTACGTGTAGACAAAATGCCTGAATCAATCAGCATTTCTGCCAGTGTTTCGGAAGTAATGATTTCCATTAGCTCAATCTTTTCAGCTAACCTCTTTGCAAATTCTTTTTTAATGTTCATAAGACTGTATAAATTCATTTGTTTTTCTTAAAACTTTACCTAAACAGGCAGCACAACTTTCTTCCATCAGCACATTGCCGCCAAAATATTCATTGTAGATTTCAAATAGGTAACGTGTTCTGTCATCACCTCGGGGTAAGCCCATCTTAAGCGACAAAAGCCATGTTTTAAGCTTTAATATTTCTTCCCTATCATCTAATGGCACGCTGTCAAATTTGTTTCTCATATCGCCAATAGTAAAATAGTAGTTATCAATCCGGCACCGGTACCAAAACCAACAAGCTGCCAAAATTTACGCTTCCGTTTTTCTTTTTTATACTGCTTTTGGATGTCCTTGGTTATTACTTCCTGCCTTTTGTAGCTATCGACAAAATCATTAAGCATAGCTATCTCTTCCGCCTGCCCGGCTATCTTTCGCTCCTGCAGAATATCAAGCTGCTCAAATGTTTTTACCAAAACAAAGCAACTGTCAACAGCATCAACACATATTTTGTTTGCTTCCTTGAATGCTTTTAGGCTATCAAATCTTGCTGCTACAAATTCTGCAAACTGCCTGGTGATGACTAATCCCTT